TTGATAGTGGGGGTGACGTTTTAATCGGCACTACTGCTGATATTGATGTTGGTAGTTCTACCGATACAGGACATTATTTAACACCCGCAGGTGCAGCAGTACATTTTAGAGCTGGCAATACTGTTTTATATATAGGTAGACAAACAAATGATGGAGATTTGGTTAGTTTTAGACAAGCAGGTTCACAAGAAGGTACAATTTCTGTTTCAGGTGCTACAGTATCTTATAATGGTTTTTCAGGCACACATGAATCATCAGGCATATCAACAGATATTGAAGTTGGTACTGTTGTTTCAACTATAGATGAATTAGACACTTACACTACTGGTTCTAAAACAGGAGAAACCAGAGCAGACCACGCAAAGATTAAAGTTTCTGATGTAGAGGGTGATGCTCGTGTATATGGAGTATTGTCTAAGTTTGACGAAAATAACAAACCAATCGTTGCTTCCGTTGGTATCGGTTCAGTTAAAGTAACTGGTGCTTGTAATGGTGGTGACTTATTAGAATCAAATGGTGATGGTACTGCTAAAGTACAATCAGACGATATTATTAGAAGTAAAACAATAGGAAAAGTTACAATAGGTAATTCAGATACTGGAGTTAAATTGGTATCTTGCGTACTTTATTGTGGATAAAATAGAGCTATTAAAAGGAGGAAACTAAAATGGCTATATCATATACTTGGGACGTATCTAACGTAGATTACTACCCAGAATACGATGGACAAAACAAAGTAATTTTTAATGTTCATTGGCGATTAAATGGCGTTGACTCTGAAGTCGATGCTGAAGGCAATCCATACTCAGCAGGAGTTTATGGATCTGTAGGTTTAGATGTATCAGACTTGTCTGGTTTCATCAACTACGATAGTGTAACTGTATCTGATGTGCAAGGCTGGGTTGAATCGGCTTTAGGCGCAGATCAAGTGCAAGAATATAAAGATAACATTGATGGTCAGATCGCAGAATTAAAAAACCCTTCTGTGGTACATGGCGTAATAGGAAGTTAATATGGATTTAATTATTAGTATCGTACAAATAGCAGTACACGTTATTGCTATCGCATCTATCGTATCGGCTTTAACACCAAACGTTAAAGACGATGAGTGGGTAGCAAAAGTTAAAAAATATATTGATCTACTCGCTTTAAACTTAAAGAAGTAAAATAAATGTATGGCATTAGTTTCTATCACTCCACCCGCAGGAATTGTCACCAACGGCACGAATTATTCCAATAAAGGCCGTTGGGTTGATGGAAACTTAGTTCGTTTTGAAAATGGCTACCTAAAACCTATAGGTGGCTGGTCCAAATTAAGAGCCACAGCTCTCGATGGTGAACCTATCGGGATGCACGCTTATTCAGACAATGCTGGTAATGCCGTTCTCGCTGTCGGCACAAGAGAAAAAGTTTATGTGCTGTACGACAACACCTGGACCGATATTACCCCCGCAGGCTTCGTCAATGACGCTTCTAACGATCCTTTGGGTTATGGTGCATACCAATGGGGGGTAGAAGATTATGGTGACGCACGTTCGCAATCTGGCTTACCGCTTGATACAGGACATTTTTCTTTTGATAACTGGGGAGAGGATTTAGTCTTTTGTTTTTCTGGCGATGGTAAAGTTTACAAATGGTCGCCCGATTCAGCAGGTGGCACACCAGATACCATAGCTACTGCCGTAACCAACGCACCCACAGGCAACCAAGCCATTTTAGTTACCAACGAAAGACATTTAGTAACCATTGGTTCTAGTGACGATCCAAGAAAGGTTGCTTGGTCTACCAGAGAAGATCGCACCAACTGGACACCACTAGCTCGTAATACTGCTGGTGATTTACAAATACCAACGGGCGGACGTGCTTTGTATGCCGTTAAGTTTGGCACAGATGTTATTGTCTTTAGTGATACAGGTATCAGTCGCATGTATTACGCTGGTAGCCCATTTGTTTATTCCATTGCTGATGCTGGGACAAACTGTAAAGCCGTTGGTCGTAGAGTGATTGTGCCAACTGGTAATTTCTTAGCATGGATGGGAGAAAACTCATTCTTTATTTACGATGGTCAAGTTAGAGAGATCCAATGCGATGTGCATGATTACGTTTTTGATAATCTTAATCTACAAGGTAGAGCTGCAAGCTGGGGTGGACACAATTCAAACTTCAATGAAATATGGTGGGGTTTCCCATCTGGTGAAGGACAATACACACCAAATAAATATGTGATATGGAACTACGCTCAAAACGTGTGGTCAATCGGTGAACTAGATCGTGGTTGTTGGATCGACCAAGGGGTATTTGATTTCCCTATCTCTGGTGATTCGTCTGGTTTTATCTACGAACACGAAAACAATACTTTGGCTAAATCACCCAACTTAAATGGTACAGCACCTTTCTGTCAATCTGGACCAATAGAAATCGGACAAGGCGACAGAGTTGCTCAAGTCAATCAAATCATACCCGATGAAGAAGCCAACGTGTTGCCAGGCGTTACCATTTCATTTACTGGTAAATTTACCCCATTAGGATCTGAAACAGACTTTGGTTCATTCACTTTTGAGAACGATGGTTATACCGACGCACGCTTTAACGCACGTCAGGTTAAGATGAAAGTCACAGGTTCAACCACGCAAGATTTCCAAGTCGGACAAATACGAGTAGATGCTCGTGCGAGAGGACGTAGATAATGGATCTATCATCGCAAAGACAATACATACAAAGAGCTGAAAATGTGCATATTAATATCACATTAGCCAATACTGATTACACGGTTTACACCTCACCCTCTGGTGATGATTTTAGTTTTTCAGTTATTCAATCATTTTTGGTTTGTGAACATCAAGGACAACAAACACAAATAGACGTTACCAATACGCATGGTTCTGATACCTTTAATTTATTTAGTGGCAAAGTTATTAGTGCTAATAGCACAACAGAACTTTTAGAACGACCAATTATTATTCATTCAGACGAAATAATAAAAGTACAAGGCAATCATGCTGGTAATTTAGATATTCACATGAGCATCGTTGAATATGCAAGAGGCGATTAAAAAATTAGACAGACAATCCCAGTCGCAACAAGAATGGGAAATACAATGGGAACGTTGTAAACCTTGGATTGAGAAAGCCGTAAAACACCAAGACGGCTATACAATAGACGACATAGAGGATAAAATAAGACAAGGAATATTTCATTTATGGCCTGGTAAGAAATCAGCCATGATTACAGAGTTTGTTGTATTCCCACAATACAGAGCTTTGAACTTATTGTTCTGTGGTGGTAAGTACGAAGAACTCGCAGAAATGTTACCATATATAGAAGATTTCGCTCGTAGAGCGCAAGTAAAAAGACTTTATGGCGGTGGCCGTAAAGGTTGGTTGAGAAAGCTAAAAGGATTAGGTTTTGAGCCAGAATATTTAATTAGAAAAGACTTATGAGTAAAGGCAAGCAAACAGTAGAAACTACAGTACCATCGTTTCAACAACAACAATATCAAGACATCTATCAACAAGCCAGAACTTTGGCTCAACAACCATTTATACCTTATACAGGACCACAAGTAGCTGGTTTTGCACCAGACGAATTACGAGCATTTGAAGCCCAAAGACAACAGTTTGGTAGGGCGCAAGCATTTGATCCATTTGCTCAAAGACAACAATTAATGCAAGCACCAACACCACAAATAGCACAAGTTGGTGGTCAAGCAGCACAAATTAGCGCCGTGCCACAACCAGTATCAGCTCAGATCGGCCCAGTAGGACAACCAGGTTTTGCTCAAATAGGGCAAGTTGGTGGTCCAGGCGTTGCACAAATAGAAAGAATTAGAGGACCACAAGCAGCACAAATAGGCGCACCAAGACAATTGCAAGTACCATCATTATTGCAAGCCGATATTGGTGCTTATCGTTCACCATTTGAACAACAAGTAGTTGATGTTGCCCTTGGTGATATACAAAGACAACAAGACATTGCTCAACAAAGAGCGCAAGAACAAGCCATTCGTGCAGGTGCATTTGGCGGTTCAAGAGGTGCGATTTTAGAAGCAGAAGCTGCTCGACCATTTGCCGAACAAGCAGCTAGAACCGCAGCACAATTAAGACAAGCTGGTTTCGAACAAGCACAAAGAGCTGCCGAATCCGACATACAAAGACAATTGGCAGCACAACAATTTGGTATTGGTTTAGAATCAGATATTGCTAGACAACAAGCTCAGTTACAACAACAAGCAGGACTTGCAGGATTTGAAGCAGAAAGACAAAGAGCTTTACAGCAAGCACAATTAGAACAACAAGTTGGACTTACTGGTACAGAATTACAACAACAACGAGCTTTACAACAGGCACAACTTCAGCAACAAGCAGGTTTATTGGGCGCAGAGCAAGCACAACAGCGTGCGTTGCAACAAGCACAACTGCAACAA